GACGGCCAGGCCAAGGTGGCGCAGATGGACGCCCAGAAAAAAGGGGCGGGGGCCGGATCTGCTGGCCGGGGTTTTGGACCCGGGGGTGCAGGGTCCGGCGGAACCGGTGGACCGGGCGGTCCGGCCCCGGTGATCGATTCTGATTTTATCATGCAGTGCCTCTGGCGAAACGAGCTGGGGGATGCGGAGCTGTTCAAGGCTTTGTACCGCAATGATTTTGTGTTCAACAAATCCATGGACCGGTGGATGCAGTGGGCCGGGCATCACTGGATCATCGACAAGATGGACTATGCCATGGCCAGCGTGGAAGGCGTGGCCATGGTGTACCAGGACGAAGCCAAGCGCCTGGCCGGCACGATCCGGGAGATGCAGGGCAAAGGGGACGACAGCAAACACCTGGAAGCCCGGCGGAAAAAACTGAACGACCGGGTGGCGGCCCTGCGGTCGTCCCGGCGCCGGAAAAACTGCGTGGTGTTCGCGCACACGTCGGCGGATCCCCTGGCCATCGACGGCACGGAGATCGATCAAAAGCCATGGCTGCTGCCATGCGCCAACGGCGTGTTGAACCTGCGCACCGGGGAGCTGGAGCCGGGCCGGCAGAAAGACTGGCTGTTGAAAGCCAGCCCTGTGACCTGGCCGGACGCGGGGGTCGATGCCGACAGTGAGCTGTGGGAGCAGACCCTGGACCAGATCTTTGACGGCAACGGGCCGTTGATCGAGTTTTTCCGCCGGGTGTGCGGGTATGCCCTGGTGGGGGAAGTGCACCAGTCCGTGCTGATCGTGATGACCGGCCGGGGCCGCAACGGCAAGTCCCTGATCGTGGAGATGCTGTCCAAGGTCCTGGGGCCGCTGTCCGGGGCCATCCGGTCCGAGATGCTGCTGGACCAGTTCCGGATCGCATCGAGTTCCGGGCCCACCCCGGACATCATGACGCTTCGGGGTCTGCGCATGGCGTTTGCCTCCGAGACCGACGACGGGTGCAAGATCTCCCCGTCCCGGGTCAAGTGGCTGACCGGCAACGACACCATCACCGGCCGCAATCCCCATGACAAATACGAGGTCCAGTTCCCGCCGTCCCACACCCTGTTCCTGTTGACCAACCACAAGCCGCACGCGCCGGCCGATGACTTCGCGTTCTGGGAGCGGATGAAGCTGATCCCGTTCGAGCTGTCGTTCGTGGACCGGCCCCCGGAGAACGACACCGAGCGCCGGGCCGACCCGGCCCTGGGCAGAAAACTGGAACAGGAGCTGCCCGGCATCCTGGCCTGGATGGTGCGCGGCTGCCTGGAATGGCAGCAGATCGGGCTGGATCCGCCGGCCATTGTCAAGGCCGCGGTGGAGGAGTACCAGCGCGACGAAGACAGCGTGGGCGATTTCATAGAGGAGTGCTGCATCACCGGGCCGGATTACGCGGTCACGGCCGCGGCCCTGTACGACCGGTTCGAGGAGTGGTGGAAAGAGAACGTGTCCAACCGGATTCCCAAGAAGAAACGGTTCGGGCAGTGGATCGGCAAGCGGTTCGAGCGGGTCAAGTCCGGCGGTATCCGGTACCACGGCATCGGGCTGCTGGAATCGGACACCGGGGACGGGCCGTTCTGATGGCCGTGCACCCGGCATATAAGGAGTTGATTTTGTTATGAAAAACAGTGCAGGGACAGCCATATGGGAGGATTGGGAGGATTTTTTACCTATATACAGAATGTTTTATCTTTTTTTTATTTTTTCAATTTTATGGGGAAAATGTTCCGATCCTCCCAATGGGTCAAAATCTGTTTTATTTCTGGTGGGTTGCAACGCTGGAGGATTGAAAAACCATCCTCCGCAACGCGTCCAATCCTCCCACCGGGAAACCACGGGGGGAGATCATGACTGACATGGTGCAGCTGGCCAGCGAGCGGGTGGTGCTCAAGAAGGTGGCCACGACCAATGGCGGCGAGTGGGCCGGCCCGTGCCCCGGGTGCGGAGGGTCGGACCGTTTTCGCGTTTGGCCGGCTGATAGAGGGGGGCGGGGGTCTTTCTGGTGTCGCGGGTGCGGGCGCAGCGGGGATGATGTGCAGTTTCTGGTGGAGTTCACGGGCATGGCGTACAAAGAGGCGTTTGCCGCGTGCGGCCGGGAACAGATGCCCGACGGGTACCGGCCGGCGGCGTACCGGGCCGTGACGGGCGGCACCGGCCGGGAGCCGGACCGGTTCGAGCCCCGGACGTATGACCCGCCCGTGGAAACCTGGCAGATCAAGGCCGGGGCGTTTGCGGATGCGGCCCACCAGGCCCTGCTGCACAATGACGATGCCCTGCGGTACCTGGCGGGCCGGGGCCTGGATTTTCAGGCGGTCAAGGGGTTTCGCCTGGGCTGGTTCGACGGGGAAGCGGGCAAGCCGTGCCTGTTCCGTCCCCGTGTGGCCTGGGGCCTGCCCCGGATGCACAACCCGAAAACCGGCCGGGACAAGATGCTGTGGATCCCCCGGGGCCTGGTGATCCCGACGTACAAAGCCGGGCACCTGTACCGGATCCGGATCCGCCGGCCGGCCGAGGACCTGAAAACGGACCGGGACGTCAAATACTATGTGGTGCCGGGATCGGGCATGGATCTGGCCGGGCACAACCCGGACCACCGGGTGTTCGTGATTGTCGAGGCGGACCTGGATGAGATGCTGATTGCCCGCCGTGCCGGGTCCATGGCCGGGTCCATCGCCCTGGGGTCGGCATCGGCCAAGCCCGGGGCCGGGATGTACTGGCACCTTCAAAAAGCGGTGCGCCTGCTCATCGCCCTGGATCTGGGGGATGACAACCTGGCCGGTGAACGGGCCGCGGCCTGGTGGCTGGACCAGTTCCCCCAGGCCAAGCGGTGGCCGGTGCCCCGGGGCAAGGACCCGGGCGAGGCGTTTGAAAAGGGCGTGGACATCAAGGCGTGGGTCCGGGCCGGGCTGCCCCCGTCCGTGACCATGGAGTTGGCCCAGGATCACACGTACCTGCCGCCGGCGGATGTGCCGCCCATCTGCGAGTTGCGCGATTTGCTGCGCACATATCCGGTCCGGATCACGGCGACCCCGGACAAAGCGGAGATCGAGTTCGACCCGGGCCTGAAAAACCGGGGCATCCGGAACCGGATCAAGGAATTGTTCATGGGCGATGATGAGGTGCACTGGTACCTGCGGGTGTATCACCCGGGGGATGTGATCACCGGGGACACGTTTTTGATGCCCGGTGAAGAACCCAGCCATGCGGAGGCGGCCCATGACGGATGATTCGGCACGGGTGTTCACCAGTCTGCTCCAGGTCAAGGACTATTTGATCGGCCAGGGGTACAAGGTATCCAAGTCCAAGATTTACCGGGATGCGGAGAACGGCAAGATCACGGCGGTGACGGACGGGTCCGGGAACAAGTCGGTGTCGGCCATTGCGGCCTGGGAGTACGCGGAAAAGCACCTGGAAAAAACCGGGGTGAACAAGGGGGATTTGAAGAACCTCCAGGCCCAGAAGCTGATGAACGCCATCCGGAACCAGGACATCGAATATAAGCGCAAGGCGTTCGACCTGGACCGGGAGCAGGGAAAATACATCCCCCGGGCCGAGTTCGAGTCCGAGCTGGCGGCCCGGGCTGCGGTGCTGGAATCGGGGTTCCGGAACCTGTTCAACCTGCGGGTCAGGGAATGGATCGCCCAGGTCAACGGCAAGCCGGAGCGGGCCGCGGATTTTCTGGCGTCGCTGAATGCCGGGCTGGATGAGCAGCTGAACATGTATGCCACCACCAAGGTGTTCCAGGTGCTGTTCGAGGACCGGGAAGAGGAGGAGGCCGGGCCGGATGCGGGCGAAGACAACGGAGGGAAAGAATAATGGCGGACCTGGTCAACCGGATGTTCTGTGAAGTTCACCAGTGTTCGATTTCCATTACCGGGTGCATGCTGCGGCAGCAGCGGAACCAGGACAACCCGCCGAAATGGATGTACAAAGAGATCCCGGGGGACCCAGGGTGCAGAGACTGCGCCCAGGGGAAGGGAATCATTGAAAAATACAAAGACCAAAAGGAGGCGCTGATGGCGGCACACACCACGCTGCTGGACAGTGGTCCGGCAAGGAACCCGCATGATGATGTCTACACCGGAAAATTTGTGGCCGGGAAAACCTGCAAGCACTGCGACCTGAAGGTGGACCCCACTGAGGCGGAGAAATATTTTTACCGGTCGAAAACGACAAAGGATGGGTTTGAAGGCACCTGCAAAAAATGCAAAGTCGAGCGGGCAACCGCACGCCGGCGGGCGAAACGGACCGATGAAAAACTCGCCAACCAGGCGGCTGCCAAATCAAAAAAAGTCCGGAAAGCTGCGGCGCCTGGTCCGGTGAAAAAAGACCCCATCAACACCAACGATCCGGACCTGGACGGGGAGCTGACGCTGGTGAAAAAAGACACCATCAAAACCACCGATCCGGACCTGGCCGGGGAGCTGACGCTGTCGAAAAAAGACACCATCAACACCAAAGATCACAACCTGGATCAGGCGCTGGAACAGGAGATGTGGCGGATACTGGAAAAGGTCCGGCGGCGGGTGAACGAAAGCAACGGTAAGAAGAGTGATCCACCCCCGGACCCGGACGACCTGGTCCGGGTGCTGCTCGAACGGTGCGGCCGGGGGGATCTGTACCCGGCCCTGGAGAAGCTGGCCAAGCAGAAGATGCGGCCGGTGTATATGCAGGCAGTGTATATAATCAGCGGGGATCTGAATATGTTCAAGTCGTTTGGGGCGCTGGCAGAAAATGTAAGGTCCAGGCAGGGCATTGA